GTTTCTATACCATACGCGGAATTCTGTTGTTCCAGGAGTAGCATCAAACCCGCCTGTTTCAGTTGCGTTGTATTGTGTAAACAACGAATCTGCAGAAATATTTGCGCCGCCGCCGCTACGATCTAGGTAAAAACTAGCAGCATTTGTTGAGGCATAAATTGGAGATTCATTTGCTACCCATGATAATGTAGCAGAACTCCAACGCTTAACTCTTAAACGAGCACCATTATTTGGTTCTGTAGTTTTCACCCATACAGAGCCTGTTGGGGCGCCGTTTACTGTACCTGCGTTGTCAGCAATTTTAAATGCTGGAACACTGGTGTGTGGGCTTTGTTGTAATTCTGGTGATAGATATAATCCAACGGTAATACCGCCTACTGTATTCCACGAGGCAGTACCATTTTCTATTAAGATTGCACCATCAGCTCCGGTAGAATCGCCGCCGTCGCCGTCTGCTGCAGATGTACCATCTGAATAGATATACAATCTGTTGCTAATTACCTGTGCAGTAACACCAGCAATGTTACCAGCAATGATGTTGGCTGCAATCGTTGCAATGTTGCCACCAGCAATTTGGCTGTTGTTAATAAACAATGTACCTGAAAGTGTTTCAGTGTATGCAGAACTTGCTACAACTGGTAGACTTGCTTTCCACTCTTGTGAGCCAATTAGCACCCATTGTCCGGCGTTAACTGCTACTGCTCCGCCTGCAACATTACCATTGCCTGCTGATTTAAAATACATTCTTGCTAGTTCTTCGTTAGCACCAAATGATCCATCACCTTCGACTGTTTGGAATACAACTGCGTAATCGCCAATTGCGCCAACTGAGCCTTTTGGTGCTCCGTTTTCGACCTTAGATGAATCGCTGTCTGTTAATACTGTTGGTACTTTTGAAGCAAACTTTTGTCCGCCAGTAACTGTTGGTGCAGCACCATTCCATTCCTGGATACCCCAAGTGGTTGCTTGAGTGTCAATCCACCATTGGCCGTTTGTTGGGTTCGCTCCCGGGGCATCAACTTGTGCTTCGAGCTCATCTAAGTCTATATCGGCGCGAACGATAAACGCTGCGTTGCTAACACCTAATAAACTGTATGCTGCTAAAAGTCCATATTCGTTACGTTCTGAACCGTGTATTGGAGTAGCACTTGCTGTCTGCTCGAAGAACGGTACACCAAACAAGTCTGTTAAATCTCGTTGGCTAGTTAATTTAAATGCTTTGCCAGCATTTGCTTTAGTTGTTGCGGAAGCAGTGCCTGTGCCTGCTCCGTTTGTTTTGTTTTGCGCTGAAGCTACTACGATAAGAGGAGTTGTGCCTGGTTCTGCAGGTGTGTAAAAACTCTCGTCGATTACCGTAACTTGTACGCCGGGTGATTGTAGTGCCATATTCCCTATTCTCCTGGTAATAGTTGCTAATACTATTTAGCGGCTAATCAGAAAAACGGGCAGTTATAACCTTCGATAAAGGGATCGAAAAGGTTTAGTTTAGTTAAATAATATTATGAGACCACTTTGTAGGTGTGGACAACGGCCTCGCGCTGTTAATTATAAAAAGAATAACAAGGTTTACTATCGTAGCCTGTGCGAAATCTGCATGGCTAATGGATTATATCACGGTATTCCTAGATGGAAACGTGCTAACTACAAAATAAAAAACACCTGCGACAAGTGTGGATTTAAAAGCCCGCACTTGGAGGTGTTTAAGGTATTTCACGTAGACGGCGATTTAAACAATTGCCGACACGCTAATTTAAAAACAGTCTGTGCCAACTGTGCGCAACTGCTCGGAAAGACTGATGCGACGTGGCGGCAGGGCGATCTCGTTGCTGATTACTAGTTTAGTTTGTTTATATAGAGCGTCAATAGTACTGTTGTTATCGATGATGTGATCAAATTCTGTACCCACCCATGCAGTTTCGCTAGCATGGATTTTACGCATTTTTAGTTCGTTAATAGCAGCATTCTTCCCTTGATTGGCTTCTACAGCAATATCATACCATTCAGGAAGAGCCCCTCGTTGTACCCATAGAATTTTTCCACCGGCATTGCGAATACTGAATATTTCGTTAGGGAAGCGGCAATCTGAAATAACCACACTGTCTTTAGAGTTACGGAGTTTGTTTTCTAGGCTGGCAATCCAAATGTCATCATGGAAGCCTTTGCGGCATACTTCAGTGCCCCAATATTGCAGTACCCATCGGGGAGTTAATGTGGGCATGTCTAGTCTAGCTGCCCACCACGGATCAACTTGTTCTCGCCACTCTCGAGCTTCTTTAGTACGGCCTTCTAGCATGGTCCTGTCCCAACCAAACACTGCTGCAACTGCATCTTTTAGAGTCGATGCAAAACTTTCTCTACGGAATTCTTGGAAATTTTGTAGGTAATCTGCTACTGTATCTTTTCCCGATCCGATAAACCCACATACCCCTATAATCATAACTATCTCCTATATGATAATTATACTATAATAATGATATGGGGTCAACCTATCTATAAGGTTTTGGTTGTTTTGGTTTATTAGTGTTCAATCTATTAGCTAATACACTTGCAGTGTTGATAGATTTAGTTCTTTCAGTTCTTCTAGCTGCTTGAGGAGCAGTGCGTGCTCTGGTAGTTTTCATCTTCTGGGCCTGCGCCATATCCATAGGCTGGTGGCATTTTGATGGATGACTAACTTGTCGGCTCTTCCTTGGACCTGATGAACAACGGAATTTTAATTTAGTTGTGCCGCCGCGAGCAGTGTGCTTGCCAACACCCCAAACCATTTTAGCAGTTTCAGTATATAACTCTTCGTCATCTTCAAAAATAAATTCATTAGCTCTCATTATCCAATCACCCATCCCCAACCTTGTGTAGTAATACCAGTTTTTAGATCTTCGTTAAGTTTATCTATATCACCTTGTCCTTCAGCTTTCATTGCTGCACCGTTAAGCGCTGTGCCACCTTGCGGGCCTGCAATGCTGGCAAACTTTTCACGTGCTTGGCCCAGCATCATCTTACAGTTGGCCAGTGTGTAGTCTTTAACCCACTGTCCAGAATATACATCATCAATGATAGAAAAATCTGGTTTAACATTGTACGCCAAAAGCATTACTGATTCTTCGCCTCTTGGACGTTGCTGTATGATAATTTTATGACTTTGAGGATGCCAGGTAAAGTTGATAAAACTACCAAACATTTTACCTACTTGTTCTTGATACTGCGCAAACAGTTCGTAAGTTAATAATCCACCCATATTTGTTGAGCTTAACAAATAGGTGTTGGTGTAGGCAAGGTTAAATGGTTCAAATACAGTTCCGCCTGTGCCGTTACCTGTACGACTTCCTACACTGCGACGAAAAATCTGTCGAACTTGTTGAACTTCTTTTGGAAGTATATACTCGTTTTGATCTTGTACAAGAGTTAAGAATAGATAGCTTTCCTCCACAGCGTTATCACTACGCTGGCGAAATACTGCCAAACTGCGTTGTAGTGCTGTTTCGTAGTGGATAGGATCTAACTCTAAGTCAATCATGCCGTCGCCTAGCATGGCCTTGCAGTAGTCAAATACCTGTTGTTTTGCTTGATCAGATGTGCTCATACTGTTATTTATCGTTGCGCTAAATATACGTATGCCAAGATTAAGCCTCTACCGGCCCGAAAAGGGCAACGACTACAGATTTATAGATAAAAATATTTGGGAAATGTTCCAAGTTGGTGGTACTGACGTCTTTGTACATAGATACATAGGGCCTGGTGCTGCTGCACACGGAGCTACTCCTAGCACTCCTGCATATACCGGAGATGCTAATCCGTTTCAAATACAAGATTTGCTATTTTTAGAAAACAGAGATCGCAAATACGATCCAGACATATATGTTCTACGTGGTGTTTATAGTCTTACAGACATTGACTTTAACCTAAGTCAGTTTGGATTATTTTTACAAAACGATACTGTGTTTATTACTTTTCATATCAACGATACAGTAGAAAAACTTGGTCGTAAGATCATTGCAGGTGATGTGATTGAATTGCCACACTTGAAAGATGAATATGCGCTGAATGATTTGAGCTATGCGCTGAAAAGATTTTACGTTGTTGAAGAAGTCAACAGAGCAGCAGAAGGATTTAGTGTGACTTGGTACCCGCATCTGTATCGTGCCAAATGCAAACCGCTGGTTGACAGTCAAGAGTTTAAACAGATACTAGACGGCATTGCTAATACTGATGCAGACAAAGGTGCATACAATGTAAACATTACCTACTATCCTGGGGATATTGTTAAAGGCCCAGACGGTAAGCAGTATGAGGTTATTCAAGAAGTAACCGGGGCTGCTCCGCCAGATAATACCTATTATAAACTTGCAGATAGTCTTAAAGACCTTATGAGTACATATAATAAAGAGATGGAGATCACCCAGGCCATTCTCAATCAAGCAGAAGCCGATGCTCCTAAAAGCGGTTACGATACTAGTAAATTTTATACGCTTCAACGTGATGACGATGGCACTACTTCATTGATCACTACGGATAGTGATTTAATCAATCAATACAGTGTTGACAATGAGGTACAGGCTACAGACGCAGATGGTAATTTATTATTTGATACTAACAATGATCCTATCTATGTTGGCGTAAATGCAGCATCGACATTTACATCAGCAGACGGAAAAGGATACCTTGGGTATCTAACAGGTGACGGTGTTCCTCCGAATGGAGCACCCCTGACTGCTGGATTGGCATTCCCTTTCAATCCCGTAGACGGACAGTTCTGTTTACGAACAGATCATTTGCCAAACAGATTGTTTAGATACAACGGAACACGCTGGATGAAATTTGAAGATAACGTGC